CTACAAGGTGCTCACCGGCGACGAAAACAGCGCCGAACAGATGGCGCGCTTTTGCAACCAGTTTGACAAGGTGTGCACGGAGCTGGGCTGCGCGGTCATCTACTGTCACCATCATTCCAAGGGCATTCAGGGCGGCAAGCGCAGCATGGACAGGGCGTCCGGCTCCGGCGTGTTTGCCCGAGACCCCGACGCGCTGCTCGACTTCACGGAGCTGGAGGTCACGGAGAGCCTGTACATTCAGCAGGAGAACCGCGAAATTTGCCGGACTGCCGAACGTTGGATTCAGCGGTTTCACCCGATCGAGGACGTGTGCTCGCAGGACGATTTGTGCTCCGCGCAGAGCATGGTCGAGATTGCCCGAAAAACGCTCTCAGAGCAGTCATTCAAGCTGATGATGAAAGACGTTGACGAAGCCAAAAAAGCCGTCAGACGTCGCCGTGCATGGCGCATAGAGGGCACGCTGCGTGAGTTTCCAGCGATGGAGCCGATCAACCTCTGGTACACCTACCCGATACATACGCCCGACACAGACGGCATGCTCGGCGACTGCGCCTTTGACGGCGTGCGCAACTCCAAAAACTCTCCTTATTCTCAAAATTTCGGCAAGAAGAAATCAAAGGAGGAGAAGAAGGAGGAGCGTTTGCAGTCTCTCGAAACGGCGTTCAGCGGCGTGCAGGAGAACGGAAAAGCGGAAATAAGCGACATTGCAACTTACCTTGGTGTAACCGAAAAAACTGTCAGAAACAGAATCAAAGAACACGGAGATTTTTGGATAAATGATAGTCAAATCACATTGAGGGAAAGGAAAAAAGACGAATAAATTTTCTTTCCCTGTGAGAGAAAATATCGAATATTTTTCACTTTCCCTCACTGGGAAAAAATCGATATTTATTCGAGAATTTCTTCCGAGGGAAAAATACGAATAAATATCGAAATTTTCCGAGGGAAAAAAACGATATATATTAGCTTGTCCGTTTTGTCCGTTTTTTATATGCTATACTATAAACTGGAATAAATGATAACAAGAGTTTTTTTCATACGAATCTCCTTCGATAATGTTTCGGCAAAACCGCTCCGACAGGGGCGGCTTTGTCGTTTTGCATTTCATTTTTTTGAACGTGAGGTGAGGCGGCATGTTGAAGCCAAGGCAGAAAAAGTGCATAGAAATGCTGGTTTCCGGCGCCATGACGCAGGCGGACGTCGCCGCCGCGTTAAAGGTTTCGGAGCAGACGATTTGCAACTGGAAGAAAAACGAAGAGTTCGCGGCGGAGCTGGCGGCGGCAAACCGGCTGGTCATTTCCTCGCTGGTTCCGGCGGCGGTGCAGCGTACAAAGGCGCTGCTCAACGCCGAGAGCGAAGCCGTGCAGCTTGCCGCCGCAAAGGACATTCTCGATCGCGCCGGCTACAAGCCGCAGGACAATATCAAACTAAACGCCGAAATCACGTCCGAAAAGCTCGCGGACGTATTCAGGCAAATCGGCGGTGAGGGTCTTGAAGAGTAGGTTTCCGCTGTCGCAAAAATATATCGACTTTATCAATTCCGTCAACGTCGCCGCGGACTTTTTGGAGGGCACGACCGCCTCGGGCAAAACGACCGTTGGCGCAGGCGTCAAGTTCATGCGCATGGTGTCGCAAAGTGCCAAGAAGCTGCACGTCATCGCCGCCAAGACGACCGGCAAGGCGGAGGAGACGATCATTCACCAGGACAACGGCATTCTCGACCTGCACAAAAACGCGCGCTACTTCGGCAACGGCGACAAGGACTACAAGCTGCCGCACATCAAGTTCGAGAACAAAATCATCTACATTCTCGGCTACGGCAGCCGCGACAAGTGGGAAATGGTGCTCGGTGCGCAGTTTGGCTGTGTGTATATCGACGAGATCAACACCGCCGACATCGAGTTTGTGCGCGAAATGTCCACCCGAAACGACTACCTGATGGCGACGCTCAATCCCGACGACCCGAGCCTGCCGGTGTACAGGGAGTTTGTCAACCGCAGCCGTCCCTACAAAAAATACGAGAACGATATTCCGCTCTCCATCCGGCAGGAGCTGACCGAGGAACCCGTCAGTGGCTGGCGCTACTGGTTCTTTTCGTTCGCCGATAACCTCAGCCTGAGCGAAGCTGACATCGAGAAGAAAAAGGCGTCCGCGCCCAAGGGCACCAAGCTCTACAAAAACAAGATCAAGGGCGAACGCGGCAGGGCGAGCGGCTTGGTGTTTCCGCATTTTGACTACAAGGCGCACGTCCGCACAGCGGCATGGGCGAGGCAGTTTTTGACCGAACAGCGCGGACACGAACGGTTCGTGCAGTTCACCTCCGGACTCGACACCGCCTATTCTCAAAGATCGCCCGACACCATCGCCATGACCTTTTCGGGGATCACGAGCAGCGGCAAGCATATCCAGCTTGACGAGAGGGTCTACAACAACGCCGGTCTGCCGGCGCCGATCGCGGTCAGCGACAACGTAAAAAACTACATTGACTTTTTGGAGCGCAACCGCCGCGAATGGGGCTTTGCGCGCAATGTCTACATCGACAGCGCCGATCAGGCGACCATGACCGAGCTGCTCAAATACAAGCGCGGACACGCTTGTCTGTACACCTTCAACAACGCGTGGAAGAAAATGCGGATCATCGACCGCCTGAACCTGATGTCAGGCTGGCTGCAGTCGGGGCACTGGTTCCTGCTCTCTCACTGCACGGAGACGATACGCGAGATGGAGAACTACGCCTGGAAAGAGGACAGGGACAACGAGCCCGAGGACAAAAATGACCACTGCATCAACGCGGTGCAGTACGGCTTTATTCCATATGAGAATAAAATAGGAGAAATCAAAAATGGGGCTGATACAAAAAATGACGGATAAAATGCGCGACGGACTGCGGCGGTTTTTGCAGCTGACGCCCGCGCCGGAGAATGTGATCGTTATCGACGAGGGGCTTGATTTTCTCGCCAACTGCGCCAAGAACCGCATTTGGTATCACGGCAAAAGCCGCCAGCTCAGTCAGCTCTATTCCTCGCTTGACGGTGTGGAAAAAACCATGTTCTGGGCGGCGCCGATGACCAGGGGGCTTGAAATTCGCAAGCTGCACACAGGGCTTGCCAAAATCGTGATTGACATGCTGACGGCGATCGTGTCAAACGACTTCAACGGTATGGAGATCACCGCAGAAAACCGCCGTCTTGCCGCCGAATGGGAGGAGATCGCCAAGGCGAACGAATGGGAGGACAAGCTCGAAGCCTGTCTTGCCGACGTCTGCACGGTCGGCGACGGCGCATTTAAGCTGTCCTATGACAGGGAGCTGTCCGACAAGGTGATTATCGAGTGGTTTCCGGCTGAGCGCGTGCAGTTTGTGCGCAGGCGCGGACATATTCGCGGCGTCAAATTCTATACGGATTATTATCACAAGGGCAGGCGGTTCCAGTTTGTCGAGGTCTACACCTACGGCTCCGTTTCGTACAAGCTGCTGAACGACAGCGGCGGCGAGGTGCCGCTTGACGCGCTGGAGGAAACCGCATGGGCAAAGGGCGAAAGCCTCGCCTTTGACCCGCGTGTGATGTTTGCCGTGCCGGTGGTGCTGGGCAGACATCCGCAGTACAGAGGACGCGGCGCGGCGCTGCTCGACGACAAGGACGACGCGGGCGACGCGCTCGACGAGGTGTTCAGCCAGTGGATGGACGCGCTGCGTGCCGGCAGAACCAAGCAGTTGATTCCCGAACGCCTTGTGCCGCGCAATCCCGAAACGGGCGAATATATTGCGCCGAATCCCTTTGACAACCGCTTTGTCGTCGTCGGCGACAGCATGCAGGAGGGCAAGGCGAACGGTATTCAGACCGACACGCCCGAAATCCCGAGCGACAGCTATCTTGCCGCCTACGTCACCGCGCTGGACATCTATTTGCAGGGCGTCATTTCGCCCTCTACCATCGGCATTGACGTCAAAAAGCTCGACAACGCCGAGGCGCAGCGCGAAAAAGAAAAGACAACGCTCTACACTCGTCAGCGGCTTGTGGGCTTGCTGTCCAAGACGCTGCCCAAGCTGGTCGCCGCCGCGCTGAACGCGCAGGCAATGATTGTGCGCGGCGAAGCGCCGGTTGCCGACAATCTCGAAATCAACGCAAAATTCGGCGAGTATGCCAATCCGAGCTTTGAGTCACAGGTGGAGACCGTCAGCAAGGCGCGTTCGGGCGGCGTGATGTCCATCCGCACCGCCGTTGATGAAATGTACGGCGACAGCAAGGATGAGGACTGGAAGAACGAGGAGGAGCGGCGTATCAAGGAGGAAAACGGCATTGCCGTTGTGCCGGAGACCTCCGCGCTTGACGACGTGGCAGTCTGATGGCGGATTATGATATTGCGGCGGCGTTTGAGGCAATCGAAAACGAGCTGATTGACAGCATGATGAAAAACTTCTCGCATCACCGCGCCGAGGAGAACAAAGAGGGCTACTTGTGGAGCCAGTGGCAGGCGGAGCAGCTGAAAAGCCTCGAGCGGTACCGCAGGCAAAACGAGAAGAAGTTTACGGCAAAATTCTCACAGCTCAACGGCAAGGTCGCCGACATGCTCCGCCGCGCAAAAGCGGACGGCAGCGCCGCACAGGAGGCGGACATTTTGCAGGCAATCCAAAGCGGCTTCAAGGGCTATGCCAAAACGACGCCAAATGCGCCCTCTGCGACGTTTTTTAGGCTCAACGACCGCAAGCTCGACGCGCTGATCAAAGCGACCGCAGACGACCTCAAAAGCGCGGAAACGGCTATCCTGCGCATGAGTAACGACCGGTACCGCAAAGCGATCTTTAACGCGCAGGTCTACGCCAACACCGGCGCGGCGACCTATGAAAAGGCAGTGGACATGGCGTGCCGCGACATGCTCCGCGCGGGGCTGAATTGTGTGGAATACAAAAACGGCGCCCGTCACACGCTGAGCGACTACGCGCAAATGGCGATCCGCACCGCCAACAAGCGCGCCTATCTCTACGGCGAGGGACAAAAGCGGCAGCAGTGGGGCATTTCGACCGTCGTTGTCAACGGCAGACGCGGCGGCTGTCCGCTCTGCACGCCCTACATCGGCAGGGTGTTTATCGACGACGTATATTCCGGCGGGAAACGTGACGTTTCATCCGGTAAAGCCTATCCGTTGCTGTCTGAGGCAATTAAGAGCGGCTTGTTCCATCCCAACTGCAAGGACAGCACCTCGACCTACTACGAGTGTATCACCACTTTGCAGCCCGTCACCGAGGAAGAACAGGCGGAGATGGAGCGCCGCGAACAGCTGGAAGCCAAGGAAAGCTATTACAAAAACGAGGCGAAAAAGAACCGCAGAATCGCCGAATACAGCCTTGACGCGGACAATAAAAGAACCTATTCCCACCGTGCGGAGGTGTTTGAGCAAAAGGCGCAGAACGCGGAAAAAGCGCTTGCAAATTTGGGGGAAAGTGGTATAATAAAAGAAAAAGTAAATGTTGAAAGCAATAGGTCGAAATACTTATACAACAGTTTGTCTCGTGAAGAAAGAAAAGAGATAATTGCTAAAGGACAAAGTACCGATAAACCTGTTTTCTCGTATGATACAAGAAACAATAAAGCTATGTCGTATCTCCAAAAAGTTCCGCATGAAGAAGGAATGTACGATATATGCGCACATGGCTCTCCAAATTCAATCGAATTTTTTAAGCAGGATTATCCTTCCGATGATAAGAGAGCAAGAATAGATGCTTACACCCTATCTTGCATTGTCAAAGGGAGAAAAGATTATCAAGATTTCCTAATTGAATGTAAAAAGAAAGGGTTAACTCCCGGTATAAGGCTTTTCTCATGTAGCACGGGGCGCGAGGTAAACGGAAATAAGTGTTTTGCTGAGTTATTAGCCGAGGAATTAGGCGTAACTGTTCACGCACCTACTAAAAAACTCTATGTGTATTCAAATGGCAATTACTACGTTGGCAGAAAACGCGATGGAAGAATAAAAGTGTTTAATCCATAAAGGGGTGATATTATGAATAAGTTGTTTATTGTTGATGTTGATTTAGACGAATTGACTGTATCTGAGTTTAAGCAGGTTATTTCAGATGATGCTCCTGCCTGGAAAAAGGCAATTTTAAAATACTTGAAAAGTTTTGATGTGTCAGCGTATACCAGTCAGCCAGTGTATGATATTTTAACAGGCGAGGAAGTGTTTTGCGCAGATAATGCGCACACTGACGGCGTTTATACATGGTATGAATCGGAAATTTATCATTTTGAAACATACAACTTAAAACTATCAAAAGAATTTATTGAGTATGTATTAGCTAAAAGTTAACCGCTCCGCTACGGCAGGGCGGTTTTCTTATGCCCTAAAAGGAGGTGATCCGCATGAAAATCAAAATAAAACAGGACTTCCGCGACCGGTCGGCAGACCTTGCGCTCCGCAAAAAGGGCGAGGTGCTCGACGTGTCCGAGCAGAGAGCCAAGGAACTGATTGCTAATGGCTTTGCTGCCGAGGTCAAGCCCAAGCAGGAAGAAAAGGAAGATAAAACCGAACAGACAAACTAAGCGCTATGCAGTCACATGCACGGCGCTTTTATTATGTCCGAAACTTTGATTGACGTTAAAAGCCAAGGAATACCCCGAAACGGAGGAATCAACATGTTCAAACCAAACATTCAGCTCTTTGCCGACGGCGGCGAGGGCGGACAGGGCAACGCCGACCCCGGTCAAAACGGCGGCAACAACGCGCAGGAGGGCGGCAACACTCCCAAAACCTACACGCAGGAGGAGCTTGACAGGATCGTCAGCGAGCGAACCGGCAGGGCGACAAAGTCCGCGCTGAAATCGTTCTTTACCCAAAAGGGACTCTCCGAGGAGGAGGCAAACACCGCGATCGGCGCGTATCTCGACAACAAAAAGAAGAATACGCCCGACCTCGCCGCCTTGCAGCAGAGCCTCAGCGACGAACGCAGGGGCAAGCAGAGCGCAGAGCTGCGCGCCGCGGGCGTGCTGGAGGCGGTCAAGCAGGGCGTGGCGGGGGATTCCATCGACTATGTGCTGACCCTTGCCGATTGCGACGGCTGCACCGACGCCGACGGCAAAATCCTCAGCGACAAGCTCTCCGAAGCGATCAAAAAGGTGCTCGAGCGCGTTCCGGCGTTCAAAAAGCAGACCGAGACCGCAGGCGGCGTTCACCGCGTCGGCGGCGACGGCAACAGCGAGGGACAGCCGCAGAGCACCGCAAAAGCCGTTCCGCAAAAAAAGTGGAACCGCTTTAACCTCTAAAGAAAGGAACATGAATCATGGCTAACACCAACAACTATGCAGAGCAGTGGCAGCCCGAGCTGCTTGAAATTTTGATGCAGGGCACGCTCACCTCTCCCTTTATCACCACCAACGTCAAGTGGCTGGGCGCCAAGACCTTCCACTTTACCCAGATGTCCACCTCCGGCTATAAGCCCCACAGCCGAAACGGCGGCTGGAACCGCGGCAAGTACATCCAGACCGACGTGCCCTTTACCCTGACCCACGACCGCGACGTGGAGTTCCTTGTGGACAAGCTCGACGTGGACGAGACCAACGAAACCGCGTCCATTCAGAACATTTCGCGCGTGTTTGAGCAGACGCAGGCTGCGCCCGAAACCGACGCGCTGTTCTTCTCCAAGGTGGCGCAGACCGCGCAGGCGACTGCCGGCTATTTCAGCTCTACCGCGATCGCCGCGTGGACGGTCGCCAACGTCTTTTCCAAGCTCAAGGCGATCCTCGCGGCGGGCAAGCTGCGCCGCTACAAGGCGCGCGGCACGCTGGTGATGTATGTCGCGTCCTTCATCATGGACTTGCTGGAGCGCTCCGACGAGTTCACCAAGAAGATCGAGATCACCCAGATCGCCGAGGGCGGCGTCGGCATCGAGACCCGCGTGACCGACATCGACGGCGTGCCGCTGCTCGAGGTCGTTGACGACGAGCGCTTCTATGACAAATTCAACTGGAATCCCGAGGACGGCGGCTTTGAGCCCGCGACCGGCGGTCACAAGATTAACGTGCTGGTTGCCTGCGGCGACACCTGCAAGACCGTCCCGAAGATTAACAGCATCTACTACTTCGCGCCGGGTGCGCACACCGAGGGCGACGGCTATCTCTATCAGAACCGTTCCTGCTCCGACACCTTTGTGTTCCCCAACGGCAAGGACAAGAAGATCGACAGCGTGTTTGTCGATACCGACACCGCAGCGGTGGCGTAATGTTCCGCGATTATGTGTATGCGTCCGGCAACAAGAGCGAGCACGCGCTGACAGCCGCCGCGCATATTGACGTGCTGACCGGCTGCCGTATCCGCGATTTTCACGCGCTGACAGCCTTTCAGCAGCGCGTTGTGCAGGAGGTACACCAAAGGCTCGAGCGGTTTGAGCGCGAGAACGAGGATATTTTGGACGCGCCGTTCACAAGCTACGGCGTCAACGGCGTCTCCATGTCCTTCGGCAGCAGGCTCAGTCAGGTCGGCGGCGTCGTTATTCCTGCCGACCTCTACGCGCTGCTCTGCACGACCGGGCTGTGCTATCCGGCGGTTTGAGGAGGTTTTGTCATGCGTTATCCCGATTTGGTGCGTCCGCGCTTTTGCACCACGCCGATCGGCGTCGTGCTGTACAGCGAGGGTCTGACTGAGGACGGCGCACCCGAAATCGCGCTGGAGGCGTCGCTGCTTTGCAACTGGCAGGACGGCGCCAAGACCGTGCTGACCAAGGAGCAAAAGCGCGTCGAGGTCAGCGGCAGGGCGCTGTTCTGCGGCGACATCTGCCCCGAGCTGGCGGTGATCTCAGGCGGCACTGTGGAGGTGTTCGGCGTGCGCCGCACGATCGCAAGGGGCGTCAAGGCACGCAATCCCGACGGCACCGTCAACTATACGGAACTGGATGTGATATGATGTTTTCGGTCAAATCTACCGTCAAGCTGGACTTTGGCAAGCTCGCCGCGCTAAGCGACAACGCCGTCACCGCGCTCGAAATGACCGCCGACGCGCTGCATACGGAAATAGCAAATGCACAAGTAGTGCCGTTCAAAGACGGAGCGCTGCATGAAGAAGCATTCCATGCAGATAAAGATGAATCGGAAAAAGGTGTTGTGTTTTTATCGCATTCAACGCCTTATGCACGCCGTATGTATTATCACCCCGAATACAACTTCCATCGCACTGTTTGGCATGATAAAGACGGTACACACGGCGCAAATTCAAATGCGCAGGGCAAATGGCTCCGCTTTTGGCTGCCCGGCGGCACGCGGCAAAATTTTTGCCTGGAAAAGTTTAAAGAAATCTACAAGGGGTTGTGCGGCTTATGATCACCACAGCAGACGTCCGGGACTATCTGAAAAGCTTGTCACCGGCGCGGCATTTTTACTGCGGCAAGCTCGACAACAAGCCCGACGAGTCCGTCGGCGTTTATTCTCTCCGGCACACCGCGCCGCCGGTGCGTATGGTAGGAACAGCGCCAACCTTTGAGGTTATCGGCGTGTCGGTGCTGCTGCACTGGAACCAAAACGCAAAGGAGACGGAGCTTGCGGCGCGCAGGCTCTATCAGGCGCTTTACACCGCTAAGAACGTCACTATCAGCGAACACACCGTTTATATGATCGAGCTGCTTGTGCCCGAGCCGGTGGACGTCGGCACGGACGAAAAGGGCGTGTATGAACGGGTCATCGAAATGAATTTATTCTACGAAAGGAAGTAACGATATGCCTACACCCAAAACAGGCGTTTATCCCTGTTATGAAAATCAGTTCAAAATCGGCGCGCCGGGCGATGCAACGCCCGACACCGATATTGCCAACTGCGAGGAATTCAGCGTTACCTTTGACAACGGCGTCGAGGAGTGGCACTCCTTTGGCGAGGAGGGCTGGGCTAACCGTCTGATGACGGCAAAATCCATCACGATCTCGGTCAAGGCAAAGCGCACCATCGGCGACACCGGCAACGATATGGTGGAGTCCTGCGCGACGGCAAACGGCATTGCCGCACAGAAGAATGTTTTGTGGAATTTGCCGAGCGGCGCTTCGCTGTTGCTGAAAAATGCCGTTATCAATGTGAAGAATATCGGCGCCGGAGCCGCGACAAACGTCGCCCCGCTGGAATTCGACATCATGTCGAACGGCAAGCCGGTCTTTACACCGGCAGCGTAAAGGAGTTTGTATGTCAAAAATCATTGATATTACCGACAAGCTAAACTTTGAAGAAAAGCCCTGCATCCAAATCAAGGGTACGGTGCTTGCCGTCAACAACGACGCGCCGTCCGTGATGAAGATCATGGCGATTTTGGAGGACGGCACGGGCAAGGCGTCCGACGTGCGGCAGCTGGTTGACCTGCTGTTTGACGCGCCGGAGCAGGAAAAGCTCGACGCATTGAAGCTCACCTTCCCCGACTATTCCAAGGCGATCATGAGTGCAGCGGAATTTGCCGCCGGCGGCACCCTTGACGCCGCGGGGGAAGAGGCGACCCCGGCTACGACCTGACCGACGATTTTGACCTGATCGTATCGTCGTTCAAAAAGGAGTACGGGGTCAGCCTTTATTCGGCGGAATTTCGCAAAATGACCTGGGACGAGTTTTGCG